TAAAACATTAGCAGATCCAGTTGTTGCTTGAAATAATCTTTTAATAGAGTACGTCGTATCTCGAGTTGGATCTGCTAATGTTTTAATAGCACTTTGTGGTAATTTAAATACTGCTGCGTTATGGCCAACATCAAATCTTGTACCATCAGCTGCTGCAACCAAGTTACCAACAAAACCATATGTCGATTGTGATACGTTATCAACAGCGCTAAATGTGCCGGACGACATTACAATATCGAATAGGTATAGTCTTACATGATCCGAGAATGATTCCATTCCTCTTACACGAGCAGTACCAACTGAAGCGGCTGCAGCTTTTAAAGTAATTGGAGTAAAGTTTTCTAGATCTGGAACACCTTGTAATCCAGTTGTATCTAATTTAATATAGTTACCAACATTAATTTGCGTATTAGATTCATTATAGAATCCAGTAGCATCTGATCCTCTAGGCTTATCAATATCAATGTAAGTTGTTCCAACCTTATGGTTTCTATAACCTTGAACATACGCAGTGGATGGTTCAACACCTAACGCAATTTTATCAGCGCTTCCACCTTCAGCCGCCGTATATTTACCAAAGTTACCTGCCTCGTCATTTAAGTGTTCTAGAATTTCTAATTCAAATGGCTTAACGACATAATCACCAGACTCATCAAAGGTTCTTTGCGCAAGTCTTAACGATAGTCCAGTATCTTCAGTTTTATCAGTTTTATCAACGCCTATAGATCCATTTTGAATTGTTAGTAGCGTGATATATTTATCAATGGTTCTACTATCAATATTAATTGGTTGTTTAATTAAAGTTGTTAATATTTGATATCTGTTAGCACCTGGGGCAGAAGTGTTTGGAACTCCTTGAGCATTGTCAACTAACGTAGCATCGCTTGCCGAACTTACAAGATTTTCAGCAACTTGCAGTCCAACAATATAAGAAGGATTTGACGTGTACTTATCTAAAATAAGAGTAGATGAAGGTACATATGTAAAACATCCAGATATAAAATAAACACCTTCTGTTATAGAAACAGAAGAACCTTGACCTACTGGATCAGCAATAGTCGAAGCTGATCCAGTGCCTGTATCTGATCCGCCACCAACCATTCCATATTTTACTGGATCTGCATTTGATGTAAATACTTCACCTGAAGCAAACTTTTCTACTGTATTATTTGTACCACCAGATTTTTGATATTTAATATAAAGAGTATCTGGATCTAATCCTTCTGCAACTACTGCTTGTAAAACTGTTGCTGTTACTTGGTTACCACTATTACCAGTACCAGTAATTGTACTTCCAACAAAGCTTTGTAACCCACCCGAAGTATATGCTACACTACTATAAGTAAATGAAGCTTCAACTTTGATATAGTCATATTCAATGTTAAGAGATAAGTCTCCATTTACAACTCGTGAACCATCTTTAAAAGCGTATTGTCCATGCCTATCAATCTGAGCCTGCAAGGCTGATTGCATTTGAGTAAGTTCTCTAGCTTGTACTGCAAATCCAGGACGAAACAAAATCCTATGATAGTTTTTAGCTTCATTGAAGTCGTCGTAATATGGCGAGACTGAATAGGTTTTTATAGATGTTGTAGTCATATTTTCTCTCTTTTAAACTAATATTTATATTAGAATTCGATGATGATTTTTATATCTTCAATTTGCGAAGCGGTTCTATCAATCGGGTTTCTGTTTTCTAAGAATATAACATCACCACTATGAACGTCAACTTCTGGATTAATTAGGAAATCATTAGAAGCTGGTTTTGGTGTTCCTTCAGCTCCTGATGTTGCTCCAGCAACAGTACTTCCAGTAACAAAATTACCATAACCAGTTTTAGAATTTTGTAGATAATGCACATAACCAGTTCCACTATCAACTTCAACTACAAACGCTTGTGCTAAGGTTGCGCCACTGCCTTGAGTGATTAGTTCATCAACAGTAAAAGAAGATGTTGTTGACGCAAAGCTAAGAGCTGGAGTTGCCTTTAGAGTAGCAGAAGTTGAAATAGTAGCAGTTCCAAAGTTAAATGGATTTTTTACTAATGTGATTTGTCTAAAGTCATTACCAGTTGTTAGGTCACCACCACCAGTTCCATCTAGTAATGTATTAACTGCCGAGAAGAAACCACCAAGTTCTTTAACTGGATTTGTTCCATGACCATTTTCAGGAGAGAGTACAGCTCGAGCCGAAGCATCAGAACCACCTCCACCAGAAATTACAATATGAGCAGTAGAATAATCAGTACCTTTTGCGGTAACTGTAATTTCTGTTACAGCACCACCAGAAATAGTAGCAGTAGCAGTAGCTCCTGTTCCAGATCCAGTAATATAGACATTAGGAGCTGATGTATAACCAGTACCACCCGAGCCAGCTGGTACTTCAATTCTTTCAATACCAGCTGCAGTTGTAGAATCCCTTGAAGCCTTTTGGTTTAAATACTGAGCATAATCACCTTCAGATAAAGCAACTTCAGCCGCAGCATCATCAGTAAATGATTCAACATTAATAGTTTTAACAGGCATATAAGAAGTTGTAAGGAATTTTTCTGCATCGGCGACGGCTACCGTATACATATATTTCCAAATATAACCATCAGATTCCGCTGTTGGAGCAGTCAATGTTTGTGTTGGTTCTTGAGTTGATCCAGTGCCAGGAGAGTATATAACCTTATATACTTTAAACTCTGATGTAATAACATAGAATGCTTTGTCAAACATATTAGGATCGTTTGAGTCCCATTCAACATAGCTAGTACCAGTAGTCCAAGTATGTCTTGGAACAACATGAGATACATCTGCAGCATTTAGCTTTTTAAGCGCAAAAATGTTTTCTCTAGCTTCTACAAGATCATCAATTGTATCGCTTGGGGTAAATGGTTCAGCATCTGTTGTGTCTGAAACTGAGTATGACCATGCATCTGTTTTACCAATTGCTACGAATACGCTTGAACCAGATACCGGTGTGTTAATATCGTCTTTGAAATTCTCTGCATTCAAAGTTCTGAATTTAGAAGTTACTATTGCCGTCATGATTATTTCCTATTAATTTGTGTGTACAAACGAGTTAACGTTATATTTATTTATATCACTTATCGAAGTACTTTGTAAATCTACACCGCCTAATACCTCTAAAGTTTCATTAAAATCGTAAAGCATATTATTGTTTAATATGTTTGTTTTTTGACTATAATAGTCATTTTCTGGTTGGGTTCTATATCCAGCTGAAACAACGGTTACTTCATTACCGCCCATAAATTTATCTGATGCTGGAGTAGTTTCTGTTATATTCCAGTTTTGGCCAGATGTAAGAACGCCCTTTTGTAAAAGCTTGCCATTATATAATTGCCTGGCTCTGACTGAAGCAACAGTTTGGACAGGGTTTATAACTTTATTAAATTGCGGATCAATACTAGTATGATTTAATTCTAAAATCCTAGTAACCTTTTGCACTTTAACTCTATCTTCATTCTTAGCTCTTGAAGCAATATAAACTCCAGGTGTTATAACATAACCAAATCCTGGATTAACAATTTCTGCTGATACTATTTTAGATGGAACTAATTGTACCTTTGCTGTTGCGTTACCAGCAATAGATATAGTAGGAACTTCAGTATATCCAGAACCAGGATTAATAATATTGATATGTGACACAGAACCATTTTCAATATAAGCAATAGCAGTTGCGCCAATACCATTTCCGCCAGATATAACAACTGTAGGTTGTGATGTGTATCCACTACCAATAGAATTCATTTCTATTCTATTAACACTAGTAGGTGCTAATATATATTTACCACTTGCTGTAATATTAGTTTCTAATGGTATGCCAAGATTATCTTTAGATGTTGGTTGATCAAATAATATTTCTGGTGGTATAGAATATTTTTTAGTTGTATCTGGAACAACATTAATACTAGCAATTTTAGATAAATTTGGATTTCCTGCAACATTAGCAAAGGCAGAAGAATAATTAGCTCCAGCATTTGTAACTGTGGCTCCATTAATTCTGCCTTTAGCATCAATAGTACATGTAACAACAGCTTGTGTTATTGTTTCACCAGTCCGTTCTACACCATTAATCACAATTGTAGGAGCACTTGTATAACCAAAACCAGTATCTGCTATTTCAACATCAGTTACTGTACCAGCATTTACGCCAGACTGTGGTACAACCAATGATAATCTTCCAGATCTATGAATATCTACATATGTAAATGGTAAATACTGTGAAGCAAACATTTCAACAAGTAACGCAATATCTTCAATACCTATAACACCAGGCTGTAAGTCTGGCATGGAAGATAATGTAAATCTATTTGTTCTTCCATAACCAAAATAGCTTTCACCTGTTAATTGATTATGTTTAGGACCACCAACATATCTTAATTCTCTTAGGAGTTTTTGATCATCTCCTAGCTCATCACGAGTAGCAAATAACTGAATTAAAATTTCAGCAAAGTATTTAAAACCTGCTGGGTGAACTAATCGATTATAGAAGAAATCCCACGATGATAAATTTTGACCAGTACGTATGAGATACGAGAATTTTTGATATCTTAAACTATCTTGAATTTTAATTGTATCAGACAAGAAACCTTTCTTATCTAAATAGATACCACCCTTTGGAAGAGCTGGATTTACTTCCCAATTACCTGATGATGGAATAAGAGTTTCATCCCATGGATATTCGACTTCAACTTCATCATCAAATAAAAGTCTAAAGAAAACTTCAATAGAATCTGATGAACCACGAATTTTATAATACTCTGTAATTGCTTTATAAAGATTTCTTTTATTAACTTGAATCGAACGAGGAATAACAGCAGCAATTTCTTTTTGTATAAGTTCTAGGTATTGAGATGATGTCCTATCAATATCCATAGACTCTTCAATCGTATTAAGAGCATATGAAGCGCCTGGGCCAGCCCAGTATTTAATTGGTGTTACAAGAGAAGCTTTTTGTGTATTATAAGAATCTAATCCTGTGACAGTGAATGTCTTACCAATAGCAGACCTCGTCGTAGCAAGAGACCCTGGAAGATTATTACCGTTTGTAATAAAAACATTGTTTTCATCCATTGCAAATGTAACAATAAATCCAGCACTATCAGTTAATGTAAGTACCGAGTTTGCTCCATCATCATCAGTAAAGAAATGATCGTTTTCATTCTTAGGATCGTTAACTCTAAATACTGCTTTACCATCTAATACTATATCAGTGTATGTCTCTGTCTCTTGATATATGAACTCTTCTAAGTTCATATACGTATAATAAGCTTCTAATAATAGTTGTATACCACCAGAATTTTCTAGTATCTCAGATGGTATTAACTCTTCAGTTCTTAAGTTTTCTTTTGTTACCGCTTTGGAAGAAGCTCTAGATTCAATATACCCAGGTGAAGATATATCCGAAGAAAAATGAACATTATTAGGGTTATGAGTTCCAGCCATCTTATCTGAGCCTTGAAGTAGTTGTATAGTTAATCGTACCCGAAGAACCTGATACAGAAATTGTATCGACACTTGGAGTGATTTGTACTCTTAATGGATCAATAGCAATTAACTGATCTCTCTTTGGTGCTAAATCTAATGAATCCGGAGTAACTGTAACTCTAATTGTATTATTAGAATCATCATCAGGAACAAAGTTGTTTAAAATAATTGATCCAGCTGTCACATCAATAAGTCCAGCATCATTAATAACAGTTACATTCTCAGAGTTAATAACTTTGTAAACAATAACCTGTCTATCTGTAGATCCACTAATAGGAATATCACCAAAGTATACTTCTTCACCACCATATTTCCACATTGTTGAAGAAATAATAAAGTTAGCAGAAGATCCTGACTTAAAGAATGGTGCTGTAAACTGCAAGTTAAAATTGTTATCCTGGCCAGACGCAAGTTTATTGGGAGTAATATTCATAAACATATATGGTCTTACATTACTATTTTGAATAGACGGATCAGCATTATCAATCGCTTTAAGTAATTGAGAATGTCTAAATACACCATCAAACTTATTAAGTTCATTAAAGTTATAATCAGATATAGTATCTCTCACAACAGCAGTTAATTCAACAGATGATCGATCTGTTAAGTTTGGATTATATTTAAATGCCACGTCTAATTCTAGATATGTAAAATTAGGATCAACAATAACTGGAGTAATAGATACAACACTCTTACCTTTAAGAATTGTATTGGTAATTTCGGTTTTTTCGTTTTGAGTTAATATCTCGTTAACAAGTGGTTTAATTGAAATATAAACAGCACCATAATCTGGTGGATTATTATCTTCGCCACCCCATGTAGAGATAGAATTAATATTAGTAAATTCTTTTTGAATAATTGCTCTATAATCATCAGAAGTTACAGCTCTATTCTGAGATGTAAATGTTAAAGGCGCGTTAAATCTTATAGATTCGTTTGTTTCTTTTGGTGTGCCGCCTTGAGCTTTAGATAATGTATTAACTGTAATATTTGCATATCCACTAATGTTATCTACCATTGTAAATACATTAGCACCATTTGAATCTTCACCATTTGTAAAGACATAGTCAAGAGTTACAATATTATTATTAAGCGGTTTCTTACCTGTAACACCATCGCCGAAATATACCTCAAAGTATTCATTCGAATTTTCTTGGAGATAAAAAACTCTACTTGATGAATTAACATTAAGTAAAGATTCAAACTGCGTATAGTTATCATAAGATGTAGATTGCTCATTAGCTTGAATAAGAACTCTTAATGTTGAAGTATCGGCGTCGTCATCAGATATTTGATACTTTTGATTTTCAATATCATTATCAACTCTATATAAAAGCTTCTTACGAGTTCCTTCTACAACGATTACATTATCAAATGTAAATGTATTACCATCGTCTGAAATAACAGCAGACTGCTCTTGAAGTACAACATATCTATAATTTCTACCATCAACTTGAGTGGTTAGCTTAGACCCACGAGGAAGAGTTAGCGTAGATGGAATAACACCAGACTCAGCAGAGACGTCTACTGTAATTGTAATAGTAGCTCGAGGTGCTAGAACTGAACGAGGTATATAACCTAAGAGCTTAGCACGAGTAACAATGTTACCACGTATCTGAGCTGAATCTAAAAACGCTTCGTTTAAAGCAAAGTGCGCGGTCATAGCATTATAATGTGTATTATAAGCTAATACATCTAAGAGTGAAGACAAACCCGATCCTTCAAAATCATGACTATTAAAAGCTGTTTGAGTCTTTAAATAGTTCTTAAGATTCTTTTTAATCTGATCGAAATCAAGTTCGGTTACATTTAAATTAGTTGCCATATCTTATTACCTTAAACGTTTTAGTACGATTTCTACTGTTTCTTGAGAATCGTATTCTTTGATTCTAAATTTAACAAGAATCCTATATGAATTATTATCTACTTCATCAACAATATTAATGAATATAAGTTCTACTCGTTGTTCACCATCAGTTATAGCTCTTGCTATATTTTCTTTTAAAGCTTGTTTTGTAATTTCATCAGCCGGTTCAAAGAGAAGAGCTCTCATATTAGCTCCAAGACCAAGAGCAAATGGTTTTTCATAAAAATTAGTTAAGAGTAAATTACGTACAGCATATTTAATAGCTCTATCATCCTTTAATGGTATAATATCATTACGTATTGGATGAAGAGTTAAGTTAAGATCAAGATCAGTCCAGGGCTTTAGTCGCGACGCAGACTGTACTCGCTTAAGATCGCCAATAATACCGCTTGGTTCAAGTATCTGACTGGATTTATCTGATAAATTTGTAGTAGACATATAACTATTTATACCTCTTCGGTAGCAAGATTAGCTTTTCTTCTTACAAGATATTGATTGCATGCAGTAGTAAAATCTTCAGCTTGACTAAATCTTGAATTATTATTTTTTACTAAACCATAAGTTTCACTACATATCTGACCTTCTTTTATAAAGTCCCATGTCGCATCTGGATATTTAGAACTAAGAGTTTTTTGAGCAAGCCTTAGTTCTTCTTTTGTTCTACTATGTTTCTTATACGTGTTATAGTCTCCACCTGCGGCTTCTATGACTTCAACAAAAAGTTCTTCCCATGTGCTATTATAAAAAAGTTGATTCTTTTTCTTTGATCCAATTCCACTAAAGATACTTCCAGCTTTACCGCTTGAAGCAATAAACTTAACGCTATTTCTCATAGCTGTAGATAACAATTTTCTATTTAATTCTTCTAAGTCTTTAACTATTACAGGAGTAGGTTCAGGAGCAACAGGAGGTTCTTCAGGTACCTTAGGTTCGCTTGGTTCTTCTTTTACTGTACCATCATCTTTAACTTCCATATTAGGAACCAATGAACATATATCAGATTTAGCTGAAGCTATTAAAGAATCAGAAGTAGTCCCAGCCGGTAGTCCTAATTTAGCGACTAAACTGGCTTCATCTAATCCAAGGTTACCTAATATACTATCTAGGTCAGGAACTGCAGATCCAAACTTTTCTTTAAGTTCGGCAATCTTACTCGTTACATCAATAGGATTATCAATAGCAGATAGTTCGTTTATCTTAGATTGAAGACTTTCAACAGCTGGAATAGTAGGTTTAAAGGACTCTAAATCGGCTTTTATATCAGTTAATTTAGATTGCATCGCACTTAACTGGTCTTTACCACCAGCTAAGAGCTCATCTAATTCTGCTTGTTTAGCCTTTAAATCATCTAAGGCTTGATTACTACCACATAAACTCATTTATATCTCCTATGTTCCACTTATTGGCGCAGTTGTTGGTTGTGTTGCTGGACTTGGACTTGAAGCTCCGCCAGAACCTGGTACTTCTGTATGCGTATGAGTATGTAATGTAACGTTATTAGATGTAATATTACCTGCAGGTAGATCAATACTTCCATCAGGAGAATCTATAGTCATAGACGTTGATGCATCTATATCTAATATACCAGTAACATTTGTTGTTTGATTAGCACTGTATGTTTCAGTTACTGCACCATCAATGGTTTCTCCTAATGTACCAACAACACCAATTATCTGATTAGCATTAACGCTAAGAGTATAATCGGCTAAGGAGGTATGACTAAATGTACCAGCATTCATAACAGTCTTATTATTCAAAACAGTTGTTGCCATATTATTTGTAACAGATGTTGTAAAGTCATTACCAACAGTTAACAGTTTATCATTTATAGTATTCGTAGTAGAGTTATTCATAACACTTAGATTATCATCCACACCAATATTAGTAGATCGGCTACGGACGATTTCAGCCTCATGATTACCACCAATCTTCTGTTGTAAGGAACCTTTAATATTCATAGTCATATCTTTCTCGACCTGAAGATGATAATTACCATAGACCATCTGTCTTAAATCGCCATCGACAGTCATAGAACAATTACCTTTAATATGAATATTCTTATTACTAAATACTACTTCATAGTCATCACCGACTATTTTAACCTGTCTTGTACCATCTGTATAGATCTCTTCATAAGAACCTGATGTATGCATACGATGAGTACGTTCATTACCTGGTGTATCGTCAATTTCTGTAACATGACCTGACTCTGACTGATTTACTTTATTATATGGATAATCAGGTATATGACCATTCATAGGAGGTAATTCATTCCATGGACTCTCAGCATAATATGCGTCAGCCTTATTATCGGATACAGAAGGAATTTGAGCCGGAACCGCAATCTGAATATCGGATGGAGAGGAACCTTGAGCTCTTATATCCATCTGATCAGAAGCGGAATACTTAGCCTGGCGACCTGCGAAGTTTATATCTGATTCATTCTGATATTCTTGTAAAGGATAATGATCTCCCGTAAAGCCTAATGACTTGGACCGAGGAGAATTTTGAGAAGCGATAGTACCCATGATAATAGGATCTTGAGCTGATACACCATCTCTAAAGAAACCGACTACCCATGAACCTTCCATTAAACCGTGAGGCGTATCTCCTATACCAGAAGTACCAGATGACGTAGTAGGTAACATAACTGTAGCCCATGGTAAGTTGTCGACATCTATAGTACCTTTATTCTCTGTATGAAATCCAAAGCATCGTACTTTAACTCTGTTCATTTCTAAAGGATCAAATCGATCTTCCACTACACCGGTAAACCATGTGAATCCACCACCTATAAACTGATCCATTCTATTCATTATTACTCCCTTTCCGACTCATTTTTTCTGCGGAAAAATTTTTTTGATGTGTTTCTGTCAGAACTAAATTCAACTTAAATATCTCTTTTCTGTATATTATCTAATGACTCTATAAAGGAATCCTTTACTAAGAGTAACTTCATACGATACTCGTCTTTAAAGTCATGTAGTATAGAAGATACTATATACTTACCAGATAAGAACAAATCTTTACCTCTCTTATCATCTCCAGCCTCCACCGATTTAACTACATTAATATCTATAGTCATACCAACAGAGAGATTAAAGTCTCCGTATATCTCAACGTTTAATTCCAAGGTATCCATATTCTGTATATAAGCATTCGCTGAAAGTATCTCAGTGTTCGCTGGGGCATGGTAACTAGACCCCCCTGATACGGCCTGGGAGTTAAGACTGATATAAAAGTTAGTCGAATCACTATGCTCATTGAGTACTCTCTCTTGTATCTGACTACCCTTAGGTAATACTCCATTAGCATTGAGTCTAAGGTCTTTATCACTGTATGAGTGACTGTGTGTCTCGTATGACTTAGTTGCTATATCGATAGTATGTAATGTAGATGAATAAGCTCCAGCACCTATGTTCATATACTGACTCATATTAAACTCAGATGATAACGTTAATACCTTCCGAGCAAGTAACTTATTGTTCTCTTCGCTACCAACTATAGTATTAATATTAGGAGCGTACTTATACTCTCTATAGGATTCCTTATTAACAATGTTCTCATAAGAATTAAAATGTATACCATCACCAAGAGTCTCATAAAAAAAGAACGGTGTACCATTATCATAGGATCTCCTTACTAACCAATTAATAAGGTACATAGGTCTCATACGTGGATATACACCTACTATAGTCTGTTTAGTCTCTGTATTAATAGAAAGATTCTTCTCATCTATAGACAACTCATCTGTACAGATATTCTTTATTAACTGTCCTGGTACATTGTTAAACGGCTTAGATATCGTCTTAGACTGACTGATATAGGCATGCTCTGAGACTACTCTGAATACATACGTCGCTGTACCTGGACTGAGTTTAGCGTAACTATGTATCTCTGCGATTCTGAATTTGTGCGAGTATTTGTCCTGTTGACCATCTTGAAGTCGTCTCTTCAGTACTAGGTGTAATCCCTCCCCACTCACACATTTCACTTTTTCAAGCAGTTGGGCAGCATCTAATATAGATACCTCACCTTGCAAACTACCACTATACAGAGACTCTTCTATAGAGAGAGATGCTATAAGATCTCCTATACTATACTCTGTTCCATTACTACAAGTAAGTACTGCTTCTTGTAACTCATACGATGATGGTATTATAGCATCTGATCCATTAGCAAGTTTACTATTAGTATTAGACATTGTTTATTATCGCCTCATATTTTTCTACGAAGTCTGTTATATACTTTGGATCTATTACTCTTATCTTAGATCGGCCTTCGTTACTTGTAAAGAGTTGATTCCTATTCGTATGATATGAAAGTTCTCCGCTCGGCTGTCCACCATTAATGAATGTCCCAACTGTTTGCAATCTCATATCTGGATCGTCTGTCCTATAGTAGTCATGGGGTGCATCGATATACTTATAGACATCATATGTATTAACGCTATCGTCTGAATCAGATCCTGTTATAGATTCTGTTGCATTAGATGGTCCTGGAGCTGAAGATCCTATGAATGATCCTACAACAGATTGCAAGACGAGTTGATTCATATCTAGATTCTTCTTTACTACAATACCTGTTGCATTCGACGTCGTACCTGTTACTGTTTCTCCTAACTGAAATCGTCCTGCTAAGCTATTAGGATAGGATGATATCACTCCTGGATCTCCTGTCTCATCTACATAGGGATTCGTTGTAATGACTACTCCCTCATATTCTTGTGCCATATACGTTTGAAGCTTTTCTTGACTCATCGGCCATGCAGCAAGTCCGTCATGAAGGAAATCATTAATAACGAAGAACGTCCAATAGAACTGAGTAGTACCATACAAGCGTTGCGACACAATATCCGGTCTTTCACCATTCTTTATCTCATAGAAGCTATACGCATTAAGATCATCAAGGAATGCTTTGAGTGGTCTTGCACTTCTATAGATATCGACTACTGTCTGTTTGATACCATTACGATCAAAATCATAAGGTAGATTAGGAAACTGTCTAAAGTAACTCATATTATCCTCCTACTCTATTAGATACGTTTACTTCTTTATTCTGAAGGCTATCTGGAGAATCGCCAACAACATGACCGGCTGATTCGTATCCATCTATATAGTTAAGATCTGATCCATATAGATCATCTCTTGTAATTGCACGTACCTCTTGGAATGATAACGTAAGATCAATTTCTACTGGTGCAGCTCCGAGCTTACCGTCGTTTGCATGAAAGGAATTACCTGTTGCATTATAGCTCGCTGTCATTCCAGTAAGATATGTATCTATGATTCTTGGCATATACTTATTGACCTTACCACCAGCCATGAATTTGATACGAAACGTAGGTGGATACTCTAACGATCCTGCACCTATATCCTTTGGATACATGTACTTTCTAAACGCATTCTCTATATCATGAGCTGTTACTGATTCTGAAGCTGATGTAGGTACAAGTTTGAATGCAAATTCGAATTGTCTTACATTGACTCCTTCGAATGTCGTTGCAGTATAGGGATTAACTATCAATCCACTCTTCAGTTCAGCACTTGCAGCAAGATTTGCACCACCCCCGCTCTTGAATGCTTTTGTAGTTGCAGCTATAACGTCAGCTCCTCCTACTTCGCCACCTCCTGATGCAGCATTTGAAATAGCTCCACCAATTCCTAATTCAGCAGACCCGTAGTTCATACCGTCATTAGATCCTATACCCACTGGGACGAACAAGTGAATCTGAGTGAACTCAGGAACTCCTTTTCTTGCCATTGAGAAAGATACGTGTGGAAATCCATCTTCGGATACTCTTGACCTGAGTGTCTCAGGGAATGTTAAGATTGTCATGTGTTTGTCTACCTATATAAATACTAATACATTAATAACTATAGAACTATTTATATGGCTTGGAAGTCTACATACTCTGGAAAATACACTGTTAAGAACAAAAAGAAGTATGCTGGAGATCCTACTAAGGTTAAATACAGATCACTATGGGAACGTAATGCAATGCGTTGGTTCGATGGTAATCCTGCTATAGTACGATGGAATAGTGAAGAGGTAGTCATTCCATATAAGTGCAACACTGATGGTAGATGGCATAGATACTTTATCGATATGATGATTGAACAATCTAATGGTGACATCATCCTAGTTGAAATCAAACCTGCAAAACAGACTGTACCACCTAAGAATCCTAAGCGTAAAACAAAAAAGTATCTCAACGAAGTAAGTGCTTATATAAAGAATACGTCTAAATGGACCTATGCACAAGAGTACGCTAAGTCACGTGGTTGGAAGTTCCAAATTTGGACCGAAGTAACTCTTAAAAATATCGGCGTTAAGATGATTAACGAGTCTCCTAAGAAGAAGCCTTATAAATAAATTGGTAAACTACCAATAGGAAGATATAAATAGTTATATGGCTGATTCATTATTCGATACACTACAATCGCAAGCATTTAGAGCTGGGATAACACCTAGGACTAAGGATGCTCAAAACTGGTTTAAGCGCAACGTTAAGAAGTTGGGTGATACTAATCCACGATCATTGCTTAAGGATACAGCATTAGAACCTACAACAAAGCCAAGAGTTGGCGATATGATGATGTATTTCTATGATCCTAAGCATAAGGCAACATTACCATACTACGATAGATTCCCTCTAACGATTATGGTTGAACCTGCTAAGGGTGGTTTCTATGGACTAAACTTGCACTATCTATCACCAGGAGTACGTGCTCGGTTCTTAGATGCAATGATGGACTTAGCACCTAAGACTATGAATGATACTACACGATTGCAGAAACTACGTTATGCAACTATTGTTGGTGCTAAGAAATATAAAGAATTTGCGCCATGTTTTAAGCATTACTTAATGGACCATGTTAAGTCTCGTATAGTACGTGTGCCTATGACTGAATGGCCTATTGCAATATTCTTACCAACAGAACAGTTCAAAGGTGTTAAAGCCGAATCTGTTTGGAGATACTCAAGGAAACAATACGCATCATGAACAGTATAGACAACCTTAAAGCAGTAATATCTAAGAAGGGCGGTGTTGCAATGCAAAACCGCTTTAATGTATTCTTTACTCCTCCAACAGCTCCTAGTGTAAGATCATTGCTTAATCAAGATGTTGGTAGTTTAATAGGCGATGTTGCAAAAACTCTTATAAGTGGTGGATCACCAAAAAATATTATACCAGATTCAAGAGATATATCTATCTTATGCGAATCAGTTAGTCTTCCCGGTCGTCAGATTACAACAATAGATTATACTGCTGAACGTCAAGCAATTAAGATTCCATACTCAATTATTAATGAAGATATTAGTATGACGTTTATTCTTACTAATGACTACTATATTAAGAAGATGTTTGATGCGTGGTCTACTGGTATCTTTGACGTTGAAAAATACAGAGCAGGTTACAAAAAAGATTTTGTTACAGATATTGTTATACAACAACTAAATCAGCAAAACATTCCAATCTATAGTGTACGATTAGAGGGTGCATTCCCTGTTACTATAGGTGCGATAAATCTGGATAACAATAGTGAAAACACTATCCAGAAAATGACAGTGACTTTGAGTTACGAAAACTATGTACCAGAAGATATAGTAGATACAGCTTTATCTACAGCAGGTATCGTTGGTGCAACACTTGGTATTTAATATAATTTAAGTATATAATTAGGAGAGAATAGAATGGCGTTACCAATATTATCCAGCTCACGATTTGAGACCGTGATACCTTCAACAGGACAAAGGGTAACATATAGACCTTATCTTGTTAAGGAAGAAAAGATATTAATGATGGCTATGGAGACAAGCGATCAAAAACAAATTGTAAGAGCAACAAAGGATATTATTAAGTCATGTGTATTTGATGATATCGATGTTAATAAGCTAGCAGTATTTGATGTAGAACATATGTTCCTAGAACTACGATCTAAATCAGTTGGTGAAACTATTAACCTTAAAGTTAAATGCGAATCATGCGAAGTTATGAATGATCAGACAGTTGATTTTAGCGATATTAATGTTGATGTACCTGAATCAAATAACATTATTATGATTCAAGATACTGTTGGACTTACTATGCGTTACCCATCATTTGATGACGTTTCCGCCATAGAAACTAATACTGAAGAAACAGTAGAAACAGCATTTAGTATCATACAGGCTTGTATTGAGAATATATTTGATGAAAACGAAGTATATCTTGCAAAAGATGAGGGTCCTAAGAAGATTAGAGAGTTTGTTGAATCAATGTCATCTAGTCAATTCATAAAGATTCAAGAATTCTTTGAGAATATGCCAGCACTTAAGTCTGTTATAGAATATAAATGCTCATCATGTGGTGTGCATAACAAGACTGAGTTAAGGGGACTACAAAGTTTTTTTATGTAGGCCTCTCTCATGATAGTTTAGTCAATCATTATAAGACTAACTTTACGATGATGCAACATCATCAATATAGCCTAACAGAGCTAGATAATATGTTGCCGTGGGAGAGAGAGATATACGTTGCTCTTCTACAAGATTGGATTAAAGAAGAGAATGAACGAATTAAGAAAGAACAACAAAGGAGATAATAATGTCTGAAGAAATAAAAAGACATCACCCAGCAGATACTAATGGTGATGGCAAGGTATCTAAAGCTGAACAAGAAATGTACCTTGAGTTTAAACGTAAAGAGCTTGATGATCAAGACGCTATGCGAGATGCGCAGAGAAGCATGACCTGGTTTGCACTAGGTGGTTTGTTACTCTATCCCTTCGCTGTAGTACTGGCATCATTAGCAGGTTTAGATGAAGCACAAAAGACATTAGGAAGTATGGCACCAACATACTTTGTAGCTGTTGCTGGTATAGTTGCTGCGTTCTTTGGAACACAAAACTTTGGTAACAAAAAATAAAGGTAGACACTCATGGCTAAAGACGCAGAACAACAGGGCGAAGATCGTAACAATAAGCTAGATCAGCTTATACAAACGATGGTTAAAGCGAAAGAAGAAGAGCAGGCAGCTGCAGAATCTATTGAATCGCAAACTAAACTATCAGCGGTATTGCAAGAGAAAGGTAATGACCTAACATCTGAACAAACTCGTGAGTTTGAAAAGTTATTGGCTACTCTTTCTGGTGACTCTGGTCTTAAAGCTGAAGAACGTAAAGAAGCTAATGCAAGAGCTCAGCAACTAATCGATATTCTTGGTGAGATTGCTGATAATACTAAAGATCTTGGTAAGATCGATAGTGTTGCAGAAGGAGCTTTTACTAGCCTATTGTCTATTCCCACAATTTTACTTGCTCTTTCTGCTGGTGTTGTTGTTGGTATTACTGAATCATTTGTTAAACTGGGTAAGATATTAACTAAAGGCGTTCTTAAAGCTGTGACACCAATAGTTAAATCAGTATTAAAATTGTGGAAAACACTCTTTGGTGGAGTCTTTAAACTACTCAATAAGATACCCTTTGTCAAATCGTTTACTGCAGCTATAGATGGATTCTTTAAGTCGTTTAAAGCTGGTTTTGTTGCTAGGACTGGTAATATTAGTAAATCAATTGCTAGTACATT